TAAAAACCAAAAACGATATTACTAAACGTTACTATGAAAAATAAAAACACTATTACTAAAAGTTACTATGTAATTTTAAAACACTATTACTAAAACTTACTATGGGATTTTTTTATGCAACCAGATAAAATAACATTAGAAAAAATTAAAAAAAAATATAAACTTGTTGAGGTGCATTGGTACGATATAACAAGTGAGAGTGGTTGGCAAAGTGTTGAAGAGGCAAAAAATGTTAAATTAGCTGTGTGTATTACAAAAGGTCATCTATTAAGTAAGAGTAAAGGGGTGTATAGAATATTTGGCGATTATGCACTTGAAGATAACGAAAAAGATATTGCAGAAATTGGAAATTTAACTATAATTCCAAAAGGTTGCGTCATTGAAGTAAAGGATATTAAAACTAAATGACACAATGTTTGATTACATAATAGCCCTTCTTATAATCTTTATGGTTAATCACCCAATAATGTTTATTGGTTTGATTTTTGTTATTCACTTTATAATTAAAAAAATCTCTTGATTTGTATATGGGATATGATAAGACATTAATTGTGGCGTAGATTGACAGGACACATAAAGTGTCCGCCTTACTAGTTAAGAGCATACCTACGTCACGTAAAATGTTATGAAAGAAAAATGCAAAAATGATATCCGATATTTTTTACATTGTAAAACTTGTTTGGATAAAAGGCCTAAGGATAAAGATAATAATTTTCTTTTAAGTCCTCGTGAGTGGGTTCATTTAGAAGTGGGCTTAACTAAAAAAGGATTACAAATTTATTGTGTAAGGTGTGAGAAAAATGTCTGCGCATTAGATTTTTTAGGTCAAAAAGTTGCTTACGATAAAAAGTGGCATAAACGAAAAGAAAGGAACAAATATGGGACTAGACCAATACGCTAAATTAAAAGGTCAAAAGATAGACTTTGAAAAAATATTTAGTGATAAAAATAAACCAGAGGAAGACGGCTTCTATTGGCGAAAACACGCAAGACTTCAAGTCTTTATGGCTAGACAATGGGTAAAACAAAATGAACATAAGCATAAGAAAATGCTAAAGGAAAATAAAGATGAACCTTTTAATATGTCTCATTTAGGTTTTAACGCTGGCGAAGTTGTTTATATGACCGAAGAAGTTGTTAAAGACTTAGAAAAAGCAATTAAAGATGATTATTATTCTTATTTTGCACATGACGGCTTCTTTTGGGGACAACAATTTCAAGAAACTTCAATGAACGAGTATAGAAAGCAAGATGAAATGTTTCTTGAGTTTTGTAAGAAAGCATTAAAAAATAAACAGGTAGTAGAATATGAGTGTAGTTGGTAAAGAGGGTATAAGCCCGCCATTAGAGAATAAACTTGAAAAGCATTGGAACGAAAAGGCAAGGAAAATTCTTGAAGGTAAAAAAATTATATCAGTACGATATATGTCTAATCAAGAGGCGGAAGAAAATGGTTTAGATAATAGACCAGTTTCTTTTAAACTTGATACGGGGGAAGTAGTTGTTGTTCAATCAGATGATGAAGGCAATAACGGCGGTTCTCTGTGTGTAATAAAAAAAGGTAAAATAGAAATTTTACCTACAATATAGAAAGGGAAAAAATGTCTAAAGGTATGCAACTCTACCAAAGAGACCATTTCAGAGATAAGTTGAGAAGAAAACTTGACCCTCTTATAGAACAAGAGGAACTGTTATTGAAATCAACTATTTCAGATATGACAGAGAGTGTTGAAAAAAATCTGGCCAAAAAAATTGGTGCGGATAAAGTAATCAACAATCTTGAGAAAGCAGAAAAAGACTTAGAAATAGCAAGGCGAAAGGCAAGGTCATTTTTTGAAACTACTAGCAGAAAAAATGCAACTTATCGTGCAAATAAAGAGTGGTACGCAAAAGATGATGACGACTTTTCTAAAATAAGTGTTGAGTTTTGCCTCAACCAAATTAGAAAATGGTCAAAAGCACTTGCAGAAAAGAAGGCCGAAGATACAAATCAAGGTCAAAAACTAAACTATCTTAAAAATTTGAAAGAAAAGTGTAATGACGAGGTTATGGAAGCCGAAGTTTCACTAGAATTAAAAGAAAGTTTAGACAAAGTGTTAAAAAATGTGGGATTAAGTTGGTCACCACAGATAAAAGCACTTCCAAAAAAGAATTGATGACGCAATCAGTATCATAGGCGACTTGACTAGGTCGCCTATTGATTTCTTTAAAAACTTGACTAGTATTCTCTTATGAAAAAACGTGAGAGTTTATTATGGGCAAAGATAAGAAAACTCAAGTTAATAGGTCAAATTTTTCGTATAGAAAGTAATACAATCAATGGTATTCCAGATGTTTATTATATCTGTGAAGGCAAATCTGTTTGGATAGAATTAAAGTCAAATGAAGTCAAGAATTTAGGCCTCTCTAAGTATCAGATTAACTGGCATATTCATCATCAAATACACGGGGGACATTGTTTTATCTTGCAAGAGACCCTCGCGGAAGGTCTTTTAAAACTTTACAGGGTGCGTGAGACGAGGCGCGTGGAACTTTTGGCAGAAGGGGAAGTTTCAAGTGCCACGCTTCTCTTAATGTTTGACCGCATGATGTGGGAAAAAAAATCAAAATCCTAAAAATCACTATGCAACAATTTTAAAAATCGCTATGCGATTTTTAAACGTTGCTATGTGCGTGGAGCTCGGGTCTCGCTGCGCGAGGCAAATATCTATATGCAATTTTTTTAGAAAAAAAATTTAAAAATAATTTTTTGCGGGTATATAATATATGGGAGGTATTACTTATGGGTAATTAATCAACCAGCTCCGGCCCTGACGGGCCGGAGCCTAAGCTTTGGCAGCTAAGCTGTAAAAAAGACTTGACAGCCTATTAGATCCCATGCTACACAGTCGACGCAGCGCCAGCACTCAACCCCCTAGGGTTCGACTCTAGGCCCTGCATTTAGGTCCCGGGATTTTCCCGCTGCAAGGGTTGCAGGTCCCGGGGCCGTAACACAAACAAAAGGAAAAAAATGAAATACAAAGATCTAGTAAAAGGTGACAAGATCCTAACAAAGCAGCTAGGTACACCAGTGACTGGTGAGCTCTTAGAATCAGTAAAGCAGGGCCGGGGCTTAAAAAATATTGTTTTAATATTTTCTAATGCTAAAGAGATTGGCCTGTTCAGTGAGTCCGGCAGCGTATACGCTAGGGACATCGTAAAAGTAAAAAGACAAAACAAATGGGAGCCGGTGACTGATGCCCCTGCTTAATTATTACAGTCAAACTAAAATGGCCAAAGGTGAGCGATTCGGTTATAAAACGGCGATCCTCCATCTGGCGCCATTCAAGCTCAGCGGTAAAAATGTATGTCCAAACGCATCCAAAGCTTGTGCTGCAGCATGTTTGAACACATCTGGACGGGGTCAAATGAATTCAGTCCAGGCTGCGCGGATCAGTAAAACGAATGCATTCTGGCAGGACCGTTTAAAATTTTTGCAAGATCTAGATGCGGAGATTAAGCAGCTCAGCAAGCGAGCTGATCAAGCTGGCTTCAAATTTGCGGTTCGATTAAATGGGACTTCGGATCTCCCCTGGCATCGTTACAAGCTGAATGGATTAAATTTAATGCAGCTAAATCCTGATGTCCAATTTTATGATTATACTAAGGTGTTTAATTATTTGGATCATGGTGTTAAAAACTACTATGTTATCTATTCCCACAGTGGAGAAAATAACATTGAATGCATGGCTGCGTTGCGTAAGGGCGTGAACGTTGCATATGTGTTTAAAGATAAACTTCCAAAAAAATTCAAAGGCCGTAAAGTTATTGATGGTGATAAGCATGATTTGCGATTTAAAGAACGACCGCGTGGCGTGATTATTGGACTAAGAGCCAAAGGGTTAGCCAAAAAACAAGTGAGCGATTTTGTTGGATAAGTTTATAGCCCATATAATTTTGTTTTTAATGTATAGACCCATTGTTTCAATAGCTATAATTTTTGTTATTCATTTTATAATTAAGGCAGTTTAGCAGCTGTTCATATTGGGTCGAGCTCCGAACATTTTAGCAACATAAGAGGACTAAAAAGAGTCCGACCATTTTGGGTCGTTTATAACTTTTTTATCTTGAATATCTTATCAAGTCCCATTATATTAAACTCATGTTTAATATTCATAAAACACAAACAAGGGAGGTCAAATGAATAACAAACATAAACTAATAAAGTCATTAAGCAAAATGACTACAAATGAAATGGTCTTTAAACTTGCCGAACATAAACAGGCAACTAAGGACTTAAAAGAACGAACAGACTTATTACAGGAACAGATTTTGATTAATCTGGGTTGTGTAAAGGTTAAAGACGATAAAAAAACTTTTATAAAACCACTTGCAAAGTCGTTCAGTTGGAAGGGCGTCAAGACGTGGTTAGAGGTTGTCAATAATAAAAAAGTTATTTTTGATAGCAAAGCATTTAAAAACGTACACGCTGATTTATATGCTAAGTTCAAAAATAAACCCATTGACGCTATAACAGTAAAGGCAAAGCGTGAAGCGGAATAAACTAAAAGACCTTAACCCCTCTAAAAGAGGGGTTAAGACCCTAACAGGTATTAAGCCCTATAAACTTGATACTTACAGGATAGCGCAAGAAAACGCTAATATACAGCGCGTTGATGCGCAAGTAAAAAAATACTTTAAGAAAAAATAAACAAACTCGCGGGGAGTTGCAGCCCCCCGCAGCTATAGAGGTACCAAAAAACTTTTGTTTTTTGGTTTTTTGTCAAAATTTTTTTTTGACAAAAGATTTACATGTTACTAAGACTTTGACTAAATCTTGCAACACAAATACATGTAGTGTAGTGTGAAACTAAATGGGGACCCAATAGGATATAAAATCTCATGTCTGACACAAATTTATTAACCACAGATCAATTACGATTGAAGGTAGAGAGAACCTGGATAGAACATATTAAATTGTGTCAGGACAACTTCTTATATTTTGTAATGAACGTGTGGCCAGAATTTATTTGCAGAACGGATAAGGACCCAAACAAATGGGGCCACCATCAACATATAGCCCATGAGTTTACTTCAATTGCACAAAATAAAAAAGGTAGATTAATTGTTAATATGCCTCCTAGACATACTAAATCAGAATTTGCATCAGTATATTTCCCAGCTTGGATGATTGGTAAAAATCCTAAAATGAAATTAATGCAGGTATCACATAACGCAGAATTATCTGCAAGGTTTGGTGCAAAG